CTCTCGCGGTCTTGACGTACAGGTACGCCTCTCGCCGTTTATCCCCGAACTTGTGGATATTGACGAGATAAACGCTATCAAGTGCGACAAGATATTGGTTGAGTTCCTGCGTGTCAATACGTGGATAGCACGCTGGGTGCGCGATACGGGGCTGCCCGTTGACCTGCGCCAGTACCGACACAAAAGCGCAGGGTATAGACACCTGCCTCTGCGCGTAAAACGCGAATTGATGCGGCAGATAACAGGTTTCAAACAACGTTCCGTCTGCGAGGACGTGGAGGAACATTTTGCATACTGGCAGGAGGCGGTGAACGCCAACATAAAGGATTGTTGTAACTTAAAACGATAATTATGGACATCAAAAGACTACCGATTGAACAGATTGAACTGAACACGGGGCAGATTGACGGACTGCCGGCCAACCCGCGTCAGTGGACACGTGACGACATTGACCGTATAGCAAAGTCATTGAAAGAAACACCCGAATTGTTTGAAATGAGGCCGTGCATCGTGTACCCGAATGGCGACAAGTATGTGCTACTCGCTGGCAATTTGAGGTTCACGGGCGCACGACAGAACGGGGATAAGGACGTGCCGTGCGTGGTATGCCCGAAAGAGATGCCAGTGGAGAAACTGAGGGAGATAGTCATCAAGGATAACGGCTCATTTGGCGCGTGGGATTTTGACGCTTTGGCTAATGAATGGGATTCTTTACCCTTGAATGATTGGGGAGTTCCGGCGTGGTCGGTACCCGAAACAAAGGAATTTTCAGGCGAAAACAAGGAAATTGAGCTTGACGAGGACGCAGACGAAATGGAACTGAAATTCACGCTGAACTTTGACGAATACCAGTTCATAAATGAAGCTCTGATGCGGATTGACGCGAACAAGGAACAGGCACTATTAAAGGCTTTCGGATATGGCGCAGAATGAGCATCTTTTCCCGTATCGGTGGTATCTGCGTGACGGCTACCCCGCCAAAGGTATCAAACCCAACGGCTTGAAGGTGTTTGGTACGTTCATTTGTGGGGGTGGTTCTACAATGGGTTATAAACTCGCGGGATTTGAGCATTTAGGCGGCGTAGAACTTGACCCGAGCATCGCGGCTATATACAAGACCAACCACCATCCGAAATACTTGTACGTGGAAGATATACGCGATTTTAACGAGAGGACCGACCTGCCCGATGAACTGTACCAGCTTGACTTGCTGGACGGCTCGCCGCCCTGCAGCACGTTTTCAATGTGTGGCAGCCGTGAGAAAGCGTGGGGTAAGAACAAACGATTTGCTGAAGGTCAGAAAAAACAGAGACTTGATGACCTGGTATTTGTTTACTGCGAGACCATAAACAAACTACAGCCGCGTACATTTATTCTGGAGAATGTTTCAGGACTGATAAAAGGAAACGCCAAGGCTTACACACGCGAGATTTTGAGGCGTATTGACGCGGCAGGATATACGGCTCAGGTCTTTTTATTGAACGCGGCAACAATGGGCGTTCCGCAACAGCGAGAGCGCGTTTTTATAATCGGACACAAAAAGGAATTGCAACTGCCGAAATTGGTACTTGACTTTAACGAGCCGCCAATTACTTTCGGCAATATCATAGACCGCAACGACAGGACAAACAACCTGTCGGACCTCAATAATATGTTGTGGAAGAAACGGCAGCCTACAGATGAAAACCTGTCTGACATAAACCTGCGTGAGCGTAAGATAATGAGCAGATTTAACTGTTTGATTGTTCATAGTAACCGCGTATGCGGAACACTGACAACCTCAGATATGATGCTATATGAAATGCCGCGCAAGATGAACAAATCAGAACGTTTTGCAGTTGGCACCTTTCCGCAGGACTACCAAGACGCGGACACAAAGTTTGAATTCTTGACCGGTATGTCAGTACCGCCAGTAATGACAGCGCAGATAGCGCATCAGATATACGAACAATGGCTAAAAGAATGATTGTTGTTGCGACACCCGATGAGGTCAAACTGGCGCGGTCTTTATTTGCCGAGCCGCCCATCCTTATTGCTGGAGTAGGAATAAATACTGTGCGTGCCCTGGCAGACATACCGCGAGATACTGAAATAATCAATATCGGGTATGCTGGCGGGTACGGACTGACAAAAGGCAATATGTATGCCGTGAACAGGTGCCGAATGTTTCACCCTAACGTAGAATATACCGAGCCGACATTTGAGCTTGCACCAATCAAGGATATGCAACACGTCTTTTGCTATACTGGCGGTGATTTTGTCCTTGACTACAAAGGTGAGCCTGTTTTGTTTGATATGGAACTCGCGCTGATTTGCGCTATGGGTTTCCGTGTTCAGGCAATAAAATACGTGAGTGACAATTTGAACTACCAAGAGTATGAGCAGACCATTACAACAGATTAAGTCATTTCAGATAGACCACACCAAACTCGCGCCAGGTCTTTATGCCTCGCGGCTTGACAAAGGGATATACACCTACGATTTGAGGGTGTGCAAGCCAAACGTGGAGTTTATGGACGGAGCGGCAGCGCACACGATAGAACACCTTGCCGCGACCTATCTGCGGAACAACTATGACGGCATCGTGTATTTCGGTCCTATGGGTTGTATGACGGGTTTCTATCTGCTATGTACCGACCACGACCCCGAAAGCGTGAAAGAAATGGCTTTGTCCGCTTTCCGTTTTATTGCCGACTATGACGGGCCGATAATCGGGGCAAGCGAGAAAGAGTGCGGCAACTGCAGGTATCACGATTTGCAGGGCGCAAAGGAACTGGCGGCAAAATACGTCCGCATATTGGAAAACGTGACAAGATACGATTATGAGGTCTAAACACTGGAACGCTGAATGTGACGCGAAACTCCGCGAGTATTGGAGTTGTTGCTATCTGAGGGAGCTTGCCGAGATGCTGGGTTGCAGCGTGAACACGATACGCGACCACGCGGCAAAGCTGGGACTGACGTTAGCGGACAAGAGTACATACTACAAAGACAAGCTGACGGAAACGAACCGACAGGCAGCGTTTAAAGCGGGTAAGCGGCCTCCGTATCATATAAGCAGGCGCAAGCATACCGATGAAGATAAAAGGCGCATAGGCGAGAAAAGAAAGGCCTTATATGCGGCCGAACGCAGACGTGCAATGTACGGCCTTCCACAACACACCAAAATCAAAGTAAAATACTGAACTATGAATGACGAGAACCTTAAAGGGCACGAATTTACAACCGACCAAAGCCGCGAGGAAGCCGCGAGAAACGGGCAAAAGGGCGGTATCGCATCGGGTGAAGCACGCAGACGCAACCGTACCCTGCGTGAACTGGCGCAGATAATCAGCGAGAAAAAGGTCAAGATGCCGATGCCTGACGGTACAACGGAAGAAATGACCTACGATGCCGCACTCATTCAGAGTATGTACCAAAAGGCGGTTGCAAAGGGTGACACGAAAGCCGCCACGTTCATAGCAAAGGTGCTGGGTGAGATTGAGGACAAGCACGAAATTGACACCAACGGCTCGGTAGTGATACTGCCAGCCGACATAGTGGACGGGATAAAAGGCAACGCAAAATGAGTTATACGGAGGTGTTCATCAAGACGGCAAGGGCGGCGCAGGGCAAGCGTCGCTTTGTCAGTTCTTGTGGCGGTACACGAAGTGGCAAGACTATCAGCATACTGCAATACCTTTTCCTGCTGGTGAGCCAAGACAGGACAGCCACGATAAACAGCGTAGTCAGCGAAACGTTTCCACACTTGAAACGCGGTGCGATACGTGACTTTCAGACGATGATACCCGAATACAGGGAGGAATGCTGGAGCAAGGGCAGCAGCGTTTACACGTTCCCAAGCGGTGCTATCATTGAGTTTTTCAGCGCGGACACGGCAGCGAAGGTACACGGGCCAGCGCGTGACAGGCTGTTCCTGAACGAGTGCCAAAACATTGAATGGGAAACAGCGCGTCAGTTGTTTGTCCGTACCCGTGAGCAGGTGTTTCTTGACTATAACCCGACACATCAGTTTTGGGTAAACGAGCGCGTAGAGAACCGCGACACCTGCACAACGATACATAGCACCTACCTTGACAACCGCGACTGGCAGACGGGGCAGTCAATGCTGACACCCGAACAGATTGCCGAGATTGAGAGCAACAGGAACGATGCGAACTGGTGGCGTGTTTATGGCGAGGGTAAGGTCGGACAGTTGGAAGGTCTGATCTTTCCTGACTTCGAGCAGGTGGATGACCTGCCGAAACCCGAAGAACGGCCGGACGGCATGATTGAAGCCTACGGGCTGGACTTCGGTTTCACCAACGACCCGTCAGT